GCAAACGCATTCAAAAACATCAAGATGCCTTCGCCTCACTTTGTAGGCGGTAACTTTAACAAATGGCCTCCGGTGCTTCCGCAAATCAAATGGTACAAAGAAGGCGGTATATTTGACAGTCCTTCAATCATCGGTGTTGGTGAAGCCGGCACAGAGGTCGTTCTTCCGGTTGAGAAACTCTCAGGCATTTTAAGAAGTGCGGGAATAGGCGGAGGCGGAATAGTCGTCAACGCTCCTGTTCAGGTAGTCAAAGAACTGAATGACGGAGAGATAGCGAGAGTCGGCAACAGACTTTCCAACATAGTCGGAAGAGAATTCGCCAAGAGGACGGGAGGAGTGCTATGAGGCAGTTTTACTTTGTTAACAATGATGGTCAGAGGTACCAGCTGCAGAACGGCACGACCAAGACGTTCTTATGGCAGCCGGGCGGTCTTGGATTTGGGTATGACACGAGCTACAAGGAATCAGACGGATTCTTCTTCAACATGAACCAGTCTGTTGAACAGGTAGCCAAAACAGGAGTTTTAGTATTCCACGGTACGGATCCGTACGGAGATTACAAAGCCCTGATGGACTACCTTGCCAAATCAACCGGATTAAGACTCGCATACGCTCCTAAAAACAACTGGTATTACGTTGACATCGATGTAGAGTCCGTAGACAAGACCGAAATAGAACTTGACGGAACTCTTCAATGCTCGATAGTGATGATGCCTAAAACTCCGTTCTATCTGCCCTATGAGATGAACATAGATCTGAGCGGTGATTTAGGAACGTCAATAAAACAGTACGATTACAAGTACGATTACGTTTACTCTAATACCGCTGTTGCGGGCGAGATAGAATTTGAGATACCCGCGCAGATGGACTCGGGCCTTGAGATAACCATCCCCGGAGCGATATCGGCCCCCTCGATGGAGTTTTTCGCCAATGGTAAAAAGATAGGCGAGATAGACCTAACGTCAATATCAGTACAGGTCGGGGAATATGTAAGATATTCATCTATCCCGATTAGTGCGGGAGTGTATCTGTACTCGGGAGGAGCTGAAGCTGACATAACCGCTCAGATAGGCTTGAACGCTGATTATCCCACGTTCTTCTTACTCCCTCCGAACCAGACGATAAAAGCGGTCTTACAGGCGGACGTATTAACAGGAACAACGGCATCATTAAAGGTGTACGAATATTTTAGATCAGTATGATTTGTTTTATAAAAGACAAAAAAACATTCATAACGAAAGCGATGTCGACCGCGGTTGATTATGAGATAAAAGAATCCATATACGACACCGCATCGAAAGTAGTAATCCCCACTCCTCAGACGATTCCCGAGGAAGGGGATTTTCTTATGTTTGACGGCAATCCTTTCGTTGGAATCATCAAAGAGGTCGAGATAGACGGAGGCGAGACAGAACTCTCTGTTGAGCAAGCGGTAAAACTGTTCTCAAGGGATATGTTCTACACAGCTGCTTCATATACCTATTTAGAGACATACCTTAAAGGCTTAATCGACACAAACTACACGAACTGCACAGATGAAGTGTACGAAGTGCCGTTTCTTTCGGTCAACGCTCTGACCTCGACAAACGCAAACTGCAAGCCCGACCTGGATGACAATGTTTACGATATCAAATCGTACATTTCAAAACTGCGAAGGCTTCAGGACATCGTCTGCGACTGGGACTTCGACAGAACAACATTAACGCTGAACATTTATAAGAAACTGTTCCCCGTTTACAACATAGATCTGTCGAACCCGAGATACAAGATAGAAGAGCAGACGTTCGCAAACGAAACGGTCGGCAAATTAACGGTGTACTGCGAAGAGACAACAAGTTACTCGACATGGTACCTGAAGACGGACGGATCCGTAACGCAGACCTATTCAACAACCGACCGAGTAGAGGGAGAATGGCGGACCCTCACAGTCACGGAAGCAGCTGACATTCAGGACGATGTCAAAGATGAATTCGCCAAGAACTACTATTCGCACAAGGTGACATTCAGTACGGATAGGACATTTAACTTATATGACCGTCTGAAGTTAAGAATAGACGGAAAGATATTTAATTCGTATGTAGCGGGAATCACTTATAAAAAAGGTTCTCATTACCATACGGTGGATTGCGGAGAACTGCAAACGCAGTATCCGTTCCTTAACAGACTATAGGGGAACAAAAACCACAGTTGGTTTTAAAGACTACTCTGCGTGCGGAGTAGTCGGTTTTTTTAGTCGCTCTGTCTTTCTGTATGCGTACGATACAACGAAGGACAGGGCGAGCGGACTTTTTATTGGAGGATTAAAAAAATGGCATTTAAAGGCATTACATTCGCAGGACAGAATGTCACACCTAAAAACGATGGCGGATTATACAATGCCCATTATGGCGATGGCATCTTATGGGGATGTTTAATGAACATAAGTGGCGATGACCTTGTCATCCAAAGTGGTGAATTCATCGCTTATGGCAGAGTATGTCAGGTAGATGGTGCGACCAATGTTGATTTGAGTGGCAGAACATTACAGACAGGATACATTCAAGTCATCATGAACTATGACCTTACACAGAGTGAGGGTTCACAATGGTACACCACATTTGTTGAATCTGCGACAACAACATTTCCTGCACTTACACGAGGCAATATTAACGATACGGATACTCTGTATCAGTTAGAACTTGCAGTTGTGCAGATAAGTGGTGGAAACTTAACGAGTATATATTCTTCATTAGGCACTTCTAGTATGACATCACAAAGGTATTACGCCAATGGTGTTACAGAAAACGCACAAGTTATTATACAAGATAACGGTACTTCAAAAGGTATATTATATCATGACAGAATAAGCGATTTTGTGCGAATTGGGTCACTTGTTAACGGTAATATTAAAACTGCGATTACCTGTGCATCAAATGGGAATATTGTGATATACGGAGCATCAGGCGGATACATTGCACTCCGACCTTATGGATACAACAATACAACAAACCAGTTATATCTTGATGGTGGTGACGGACAGTTATGGGGCGGTTTTCCTTTAAGTACTGTGGAAAACTCAACAACTAGAACATTAAGTAATGGTGGCACACTTAGTTTGGGAACTATCAATAAACCATCAAGTGCATCATATGGGGTGCAGTTTGGTTATGTGAAAATAACTCCCAATGCACAAGGGTTTATGTCTGTGGCACTTAACGGCTCACAGACAACCTGTTATGTACCGAATGGTGTAAGTGTTGGTATAACTATCTGTGGAGTATTTGCAGGAACATCGGCATTTTCTATATCACCCTTGACAAGTTTTGGTGGTTCTGTTACCTATTCAAGACTTGACACTATTTGGTTCGCATAGGAGGGCAAAAAGATGAAGTATTATATCAAAGTTAAAGACAATAGAATCATTGAAAGATTTGTCGTTTATGTTGACGAGATACCAAAAGGGTACATAGAGATAACCGCTGAACAGAACGCACAGATTATAGACCTATTAGACCATCAGTATGAGTATGTGAATGGGAAGATAAAGGAGATAGGGTGATGGCAACAATAAAACAATTCACCTCTCTTGCGAGTGGGCAGATAAACAAAGGTATATATGTGTGGGGAGCTCAAGGTCAGCTCCTCACTTCTATTTCACCCGATTGGATCCGTAACAAAGAGACCTCCACAGCCAATGCTAATAAGGCCATAGAGATGTACAACAAACGCAAAGGCATCGCGGGAGCGAGAGCGTATGACTGCTCTGGGCTCATATGCTGGTGCTTAACGGAGTGCGGTGCGAAAGAAAAAGGATTTGATAAGACAGCTGAAGGATTAAGACAGTTATGTTCTAAACTCTCCAAACCCACGGAAGACGGGGACCTCTGTTTTAAGATATCAGACGGCAAAGCCCATCATGTCGGAATGTATGTCGGCGGTAAGATAGTCGAAGCCAAAGGAAGAGCTTATGGTGTTGTTTCTTCCTCGGTATCGTCTTCATGGAACGCATTCGGAAGACTTCCCATCAAATGGGATGACGAGCCGAAGGGATACGTATTAACACGTGTTCTAAAGTACGGCATGGGTTCTAAAAACAATCCCGACCCCGATGTTAAGGCACTCCAAAAAAGACTTAAAGAGTTAGGATATCCTTTCCCTGATAATAAGGGAGGAATAGACGGGATTTTCAGAAGTTGGACGGAAAAAATCGTTCGTCAATTCCAAGTGGATAAAAAAATCAAAGTAGACGGCAAAGTCGGTGAACAGACCGCCAAGAAACTCTGCTGGATCTGGAAGGGGTGACATCGATGTTAGAAGGCATCATCGTAGGAATAGTAACTGCATCGATAATGATACTCATCAACGCAATGGTACGGAGAGTAGGTGTTCAAACGAGGTCTGACAGAGCGAAAAAGGATATCGATGAACTAAAGGACGGACAGCACGTGATGCTCAAAGCGTTGATTGCTGTTCTGATAGCACAGAGGGACGGAAAGACCAACGGCGAATGCAAAGAGGCCTTGAAAGCCCTGAACGAATTTTTAATAAGGAAGTGAATTGAATGGAACAAAACAGATTTAGAAGTCCGGTTGTTTGGTCATCAATAGCTGCGCTTATAGTCGGCTTACTGATGCAGGTCGGATTAATTGGCGATGCAGAGAATAAGCACATTATGGAAATCGTAGGAACCGTTTTAGAATTGCTCTGCGTAGTAGGAATCCTTAACAATCCAGTTGATAAGAACCATTTCTAAAATATCCACCTCCGGGGATGCTCGTTTTCTACCTCCTTTCACGGGCATCCTCTTTTTTTATACCCTTTTTCTACCCTTTTTTGCCTTACAAAGTAGGTCAAAGTAGAACAGTTTAGAACACTTATAATTATCAAAATTCCCTTTAATAAAGCGAAAAACCGCTATTTTAAGCGGTTTCTTAATTGGCGGAGAAGGAGGGATTTGAACCCTATTAAAATGGCTTAACAATGGGCAGTAATGGGATTTATACCCTATTTATACCTTAATATCTATAGATTTTATCTTATCAGATACCTCTTTTTCTCTCTGTAATCTTATATCCGTATAGATGTCCATCGTAGTTGATAACTGACTATGTCCTAAAAGGTACTGCGCGTCTTTCGGAGATACATTTCCTTCATACAGCATCGTAGCAAAACAATGCCTTAACTGATGCGGAGTGCATTTTATTCCTGTTTCTTTACAGTAAAGACCCCATTTACGGTCAAAGATATGCTGAGGCATATATTTGCCCCTATAGTTAAAAACAATTCCTTTTTTCCCAGTTAAATAAGGAGAAAGTTTATCCAAAACGGGCACTTTACGGACGCTTCTCTCTGTCTTCGGACGTTTTACTTTCGGAACGTTGTTTTCGTAGTATATAGATTTGTCTATATTGATGAACCCGTC